CATGATCTTCTGGATCTCCTGGATCAGGAGAGCCTCGTTCCGAACCTCGATGACATCGCCGTTGACGTTGTAACGCCAGTCATTCTCCACCCCGAGCCCACCACATCGTCGGCACTCGGACCGCACCGTGGTGTAGTCGATCTCAACGTAGTCGTTGAACCCTCGCGTGGGTTGGTCGAACACGATGACGCGGAACGCTTGATCAGACCTCGCCACCAGGTCGCGGATGAGGCTCCACCCATGAAAGAGTCGGCGGCCTCGGAACTGGCGGTCGACAGGGAATCCAACGACCGGGGCCAGCGTGCTGCCAAGGGCTCGGATCGTCAACGTCGCCGCCGGCCCCTGGAGCCGCGTCTTGAATTGGAGCCGACCCTTCGGACTCACAGAGACTTCCACACCCGAGAGCTTGGTTGCGAGGTCTTGGGCGAGCTGCCGAGTCGAGAGCTGTTGTCCCCCCGTCACAGTGATGACCTGGTCAGGCCCGCTGTTGACGTTCACGACGAGCTTGTCGTTGGTTCCCGTGACAACGTTGAACGGCCCCCGACGCCCAGCAATACCGATCGCCGGAGCGAAGACACCCTGTGAGGGCACCTCCACCAAGCTGTTGAGCCGCACCTTGATCGAGGCAGCGTTCGAGATGGGGCGGATGGGGCGGATGGTCTGGCGGTCCGACGTGAGGAACAGAGCCTCCTCGATAACCGTGTGTGAGCAGACGAAGTCGATCTTGCGGTCGAAGCTCATGCCTTGCCTCCTGTCTCGCCTGGGCCAACGTACCCAGAGTCCTGTCGCTGTGGCGCTGTGGCCACACGAGTACCAAGGTTGGGGTCGAGGGGTGGCTCCACGTCGTACTCGCTGAAAGGTGCATAGGAGGTGAGCCCGAACGGATCTTTGCCCTGGTCATCGAAGATGGCTCGGTAGTTGGGGTCCGTGAGAAGCCCGGCCATCTGCTCGGCAATGAACTCCAACGAGCCATCCGTGGTCACCGCGGAGCTGATTTTCGCCAACAGCAGGATCTCTAGGTCCAGCTCATCGCTGTAGTCGAGCGCTCGACGGATTTTCCGCTCCAACCGGTCGAAACGGGCCTTCATGGTACCGTCCAACCAAACACGAGACTTGCGAGACAGCTCAGAACTGAGAGCGTCCGCCAAGCCCCGTTGACCCATCACCTCGCCGTTCGACATCATGTTGGGGGTCGAAGTCTCTGAGCCGCGGATGGTGAAGATCGCCTGAGATCGTGTCCGAGCCCGCAGATCGAGGAAGGGGTTGCCTCCCATGACCTCGTAGGCGGCGAAAAGCTTTCCCAGGTAGGTTGTCTGGCCGGGAGAGGTCAAAGAGACGGGAACGCCACCCTGGTACTCGAACGCCACGGTGCCGATGCGGGCCCGTTCAGCCCGCAAGTACCCGATGCGGGCTTCCACCAGCGGGATCTGTGCCCGAGCGAAAACGAGATACCGTTCCCACTGGGTCTTGTTGAAGGTTCCTAGAAAGTCGAAGGCCATGTCCCTACCTACGCGGATCTAAAGTGCTTCACCGAATCCAACCCCTTTACCCTCCGAAAATGATGCCAAAGGCTGTCTTGAAGGCCGTGATGTCGATGGCCACGTAGGCCAGCCCGATCCCTGCGGAAAAGCCTCCAGGACCGCTTGGGGGGAAATCTCCGCCTGCCTCGTCGATGGCTTGAGCCCACGCAGTCGCATCTCCGTCGACCTCTGGCACGGATAGAAGGAAAGCTCCCACCTGGAGGCCCTCGATGAAGTCGAGAATCGAGATGAGGAGCTGGATGAACCGTTCCAACGCATCGATCTTGCGGATCAAAAGGTCGATGAACTTCTTGATCTCGTCGATGAATCCAGCAAAAGCCGCCAACAAGGCGTCGATCTTGTCGAGTAGATCGTAGAGAAGCTGCCCTGCCCACGGGATGATGTCCCTGAGGGGGACGATCGAGATCCAGTCCGGCGGAATGCCTCCAAGCGTGAAGTTCTTGAGGAAGTTGATGATGAGCAGAACGTTCTTGCGGAGGCTCAAGTCGTCGAAACCTGCCTTGAACCGAGTGACCCCAACAGGAGTCACTTTCCCATCCTCGTCCAACTCTGTGAACTTGATGAGGATCTGCTCCATGTCGTTGGCGCCATCCAGCAAGTCCCCAGGGTTGTCGGGGTCAGAGAGGTTGATGGGACCCTCCCGAGGGGGTTTGTCCCGCATAATGTCCCGAAACGTGAGGTGGGCACCCGCCTGGAGTAAGGCAGAAGCCGACACATCAGCCAGCCGACGAGCCGAGAGTCTGGTGAAGGTGTCCTGGTAGGGCACGCTCTTGGTCTTGTTCAGAAAGTCCGTCGCCTCCCCCAAAACTTGAAACTCTGACAAGAGCCCCAAGGCGTCGTTGCCAGCTCGGCCACCACCCAGAATCCCCGCGGCGGCTGTTAGGGATCCCATGCCCACAAACGACACTGGAGTGTCGTTGATTGGGTTGCCCTCACTATCGAAGGCAGGGCCCACAGGATTGTCGTCGGTGAACGTTCTTGGAAGTGGTGTTTGGAAGTCGAGCGAGAAGGCAGTCAGGAACACTCGAATCAGATTTCCAACGACATCAAAATCCGTCTCCACAGGAATCGTGACCTCGACGATCGCTGAGGGGACCCCCATGACCACTTCCTTGGCAGCCGTCTCTGATGGGAACTCGAACACAGGGGTCTCCTTGTTCGAGGACATCCCTGTCTTGAGCTGGACCGTGCTCGTGGCAGCTCCAATGAGCTGACCGTCGCCGTCCACCGCAAGATCGCCGCTGTACGCTCGGACACGGTAGAAGTACCGCTTCCCTATCTCTACCTCTGTGTCGATGTAACGGAAGGTGCCGAGCTGTCCAAGAATATCGAGCCCGACCGGCACCTTGATGTACTTTTGGAACTTGATGACCAAGTCACCCTGAGTGTCTCGCAGGGGCTCCAGCTTGAGTACCTGCACACCCTCTGTCTTAGCGAACCGACCCCCAAGAGATGCGTCAATGTTTGTCGGCCTCTCGAAGATCACTTGGCCCGTGGCCTCCGGGGTACCCATGTCCGCCAGCTCGATCTTGGCCGAAGTTGGGTTGACAATTTCGCTCTTCTCGATGAGAAAGTTCGGCGGATTGAACTCGGCAGCGACCTTGGCCACGGCATCCGTAAAACCAGGGTCGGGCGTCTCTGTGCTTGACGGCAGGGTCCAGCTCAAGAGGATCGACTTGATGGGCCCGCTGGTGAAGACGCTGGCCACGTCGATGATGGGATCTCCCGAGTCCCCCACGGGTCCAGCTCGGAAGTCCGTAGCGGCAGCGTAACGAGGAGAGGTCAGCTCTTTTCCGAAGAACCGGAGGAGCTGCATGATGCGTCGGATGAGGGTGAAGGGATCAGAGGCGTCCACCATCAGGATGATAAACCCGCTCTTGGTCGAGCCTATGCGGGGCTGAGGCCGGTTGAAATCGCGGGTGTCGAACAACGACGCTTTGAACCGCTGGGTGAACGCGGTCGCTCCGCCACCGATGAGGTTGAAGTTCGGATCCAACTCTGGCTTTGGCACGTCGATGTAGGCGAAGAACCCTGACGCCTTGAGAGCCAAGAACAGCTCTTCGATGAGCTTGATGAGGGCCTCGACCAGTGCACGGATGGGGTTGCCGAAGTCGATGAGGAACGCCTTGATCGTCTCCAGGATGGTCTTGAGGATCTCCAAAAGGATGAGCAGCGCTTCGAGGACCTCTCGAACCGGCTCCAGGAGATCCTTGCCAGGGACCTCTAAGACGAATGACTTCCAGTCAGCCACGATTCAGCTCCCCCAAAAGAGGACTAGCTCCCGTACTGCATCTTTCGGAGCTTGCGATGGAGCCCTTCCAGCTCCTTCTCCGTGGCCTCTTTGGTGAGACGCACGACTTCCTCCATCCGTTCATGAATGGGGAGACGCTCCTTGAATTTCCACTGGGCACGAGGTCTTTCCTTGCCTACGTTGTCAGCAGCTTCGTCAGCGCCTTCAGGGTGTCTTCCTGCTGCTTCAGTCGGTTGTCCCTCGCCACATCCTTCTTGGGGAGGATCCCCGTCGCTAGATTGGTCCTTCCGTCGATCCATACAAATCTCCTGTCATAAAGACGATCTATCGCACTCATCACCGAGCTGATCTTCGCAACTGGGCCGACTCCAGGGTCCTCGATGTCCGCGATACGATCATCCACCTGACCTGCACGAAGGGCGAAGCTGTAGCCCACCGCATGGGCTCCCGCGTCACCCAAGACGCTCACCGTGGTCCCCAAAAGAGTCTGGAAAGCCGAGATGTCGGCCAAGGCGTCGTCCGCCTTCTGGAGGGCCTCAAAGATCGCCTGGAGCCCGTCACGGCTGGCACTTTCAGGTCGAACGATGCGGTAGCTCAACCCAGAGGCTGTGGCCGGGAAAGAGTCATCCACGATGGTGGGCAGGGTTGTTGTCGTGATGGCACCAGCATCGTCGAGCTTGTATATCCCCGCGCTGGCCCCGATCCGCATGTAGATGAAGTCCGTGACCAGACTGATGCCTTGAATCGTGAAGTCTACGAACGAGTCCGTGAAGAACGTGTTCCCGATGCCTGTGTCACCTGTCGTGCCTGTGAAGATGTCCTCGAACACGCAGTCCAGGAACATCTCCAGCGCATCGATCGTGTTGTACGGCTTCGGCGGGACGTTGGTGCTCAAGACCTCGACCTGGCCGTCGAGGGCGTCGTCCAGCTCGGCTGTCAGCCCTGACCCTGAGCCCCCAAAGGTGAGGAACGAGTCGTCAACGACGTAGAGCCCTGCGCCGTTGAAGGGCCACGCAGTCGTAACCATCGTTGTCTCAGTGGGCACCGACACGACCTGTCGTCGTAGCCCTGCGTTGGACCCTGTGGTGTAAACCAACGTGTGGCCTGGCAGAATACCGGCAGATTGGAAGGCCGCTCCGCCATCCGTCACAAGCGTGAACCCAGAAACTGAAGCGGCCACGCCGCTGGCCAGTGAGGCAGACACAGCAACGTCAAAGGTGAAACCGGTGTCCGCTGAGGGCCAGGAATCGCCTCCGGCCACAGCCACGTAGGTCGCGGTCGCTGCCGTCACGATGCGGTAGTCCAACCCCACGTTGAGGCCGCTCGTGATCCGCACGATGTCACCGACCTTCGGAACCGGAGCGGGGAAGGTGCCAGAGTCGAGCGTGATGCGTGTCTCGGACAAGCTCAGGCTGCCAGTGCCAGTGAACGCGGCCGTGGTGGCCGTCACGATGTCTCCGCCGGCCCCAATGATTTCCTTCTCGCGAGCCAGGTAGCCGATATTGGCACCGTCCGGGTTGGTACCCGTTTCCGACTCTCTCCATGGGTTGAGGATGGGGAAGCCGCGGTTGCCGTCATCATCCAGCACGCCGCCGTCGAGGGCAGGGAAACGATACGGCTCCTGAAGCGTGTTGGGGATCCCGAAAACGACATCCAACGGAACCTCGCCACCAACCGGGTTCTGGACGTTCGGCGGGTCTGAGGCCGGCGGAAAGAAGGTGCCGTCGAATGGTGGGAAGGGTTGGATATGCGTGAACTCCCCAGCCTGACGATCAACTCCAACATCGAAATTGGCTCGGAAGAATTTGCTGTGCGGCACCAGTGGGAACACGAGGGGTGTGATCACTAGGCCTAGATCAAAGCCGACCTGATAGACGGTGGCCCCCACTGGAACGGGTACCCCAATTGGCGTGGTAAACGTGAGGGTGGTCGCCGTTGTGCTCCCCGGCACGACCTCCAGCTCAGAGAGAGGCCCAAGCAAAACCGTGCCGTCTTGGTCCGTGATCAAAGCCCTGTGTACAACAAAGCCCCCGCCCGAATCAGGAAGCAAGGAGGCTGGTTCCCACTTGGGCCGGACGCGGTAGACCTTCTCATCGGTCGTATCGACCTCGATGGTTGTATCAGCGGCGGTAGCAGCCTTGGTGACCAGCCCCCAAGGCTGACGACGGAAGATAGCCTTGGCCTGTGACAGGTTCTTGAATCCGATGTCTCCAATGGTGTCGCCCGTCTCCAGCCCAAGAGGAGGCGCCACAGGAACCCCAACACCACGATGGGTGGGGAAAAAGCGGCTGAACTTGAAGGGCCTGTAGACCTGGAGGTACGTTCCGATAGAGAAGAAGACGAAGCCCGGCACAGTGAAGGAGAAGGGCGCATCACTCACCTTCATGATGTCGTCGATGTGGTTCGTCACCGAGGCGAAGTCAGGTCGTGTCGGGTTGTCGATGAGACCGTCAAACAGGAAACGGCCGTCGCGATCACCAACAACACGGCCGTCCATCGACTGAAGGGCGTCTTCCAGCAGATTGATGCTGTCATTGAAGAACTTGAGAGTCGGTCGAGCAACCAAGTCCTCGTTGGCCAGACGGACCTCCTGGTAGAAGACCGACTCACGACCCTGCTCGAACAGCTTCGGCTGGCTGGCGTTCTCCAATCGAGGTCCGCCCGAAGGGATGGCCGCCTTGGCGTCGTCCCCAAACTGCTCCGCTAGTTCAGCTCGGAAGATGGTCATGGGCTCGACCCGCCAGTAGAGGGAGTCAGGAGCGTATGTCGTGTAGTCGATGGCGAGGATTTGTCCGTTGAGTCCGTTGGTCGAGGAAGGCACGACCAGATGGCTGTAGGAAGCTCGAAAGTCTCGGCCGTCCTCGATGGTGGCGATCCCTGTGTAGAAGATCGACAGCTCTTCCTCGATCTGGAGCGGGTCTGTGAAAGAGACCCCGCCAGCACTGTTGATGGTGTAGTCGTCAGGCTGGACGAGGACTTGTCCGATCTCCCCTTCCACTCGACGCCACACCGTGAAGGACTGGTCCAAATCAGGAGACCGTGTGGTCGTCACCGACGCCAACGGAGATGACAGGATTGGACGAACCGACCGCTTGAGTGTGGTGACCCCAAAGGTGTACTGCCGCGCCCCATTGGAGGACATGGTGACCGTGGTACGGTTGGTTTCCGAGTCGTAGACCGAGCCCTCGACGTAGTTGTAGTCCGTTGATCCCGTACCTCCCTCCCATCGAAGAATGGTGCCGGTCCGGTAGGTTCGAGCTTCATCGCCCACGAGCTTGAAACGGTTTTGGCCTCTCGCAGTCGTCTCGAAGGGCGTCAGCTCCGTGACAAAGTAGCTCGGGAAGAAGAAAGCGGCCGTTGGACGGGTCTGCCCTGAGGTCACCGCCAAGCTCGGGTTGCGGAAGTCACTCCGAAACTCCTGGGGGGAGGCGATCGTCACCGTCGTGGATTCTTCCCCAGGAAGATAGGTCGACCCCGACAGAAGATAGATTTCCTCCTGATCGATTCGGAGTAGGTGGTTGGCCTTGAAGTCGGCTGTCCGATCCCCTGCGATGGTGAACTCTGTTTCGCCCGCAGTGATGGCGATGTTCACCCCTACGAACGGGGGCTGGAGGACCGTCACAGTCTTCTCGCCACCGATGGCTTCATGAACGTAGTAGTCGATGTAGACGCGCTCTTCCGGGCCGACAGAGGAACCAAATGGGAGAGCATCGGTGACCTGCGTTGTGGGTAGGAAGGTCACGGTCGAGACCGGAGGCGAGGTCACGGCCGAGAAGGCCACCTGGACACCCGTGACTTGTGGACGCCCACCACGGAACGCTTTGGGCGAAGGCACTGTCGCGACCTCTCGACCCAAGGGGTTGAACGACAAGGTTGCGGTCGGCACGGGGTGGTCCGCTGTCAGCTCCTTGCGGACGATGAAGACACCTCGCTCCTCGATGATCACCTTCTCATCGTCATCGTTGATCCGAGCGTAGGTGAGAAACACCTCCTCGTTCTCCAACATGCGGTCGGTGAACTCGATGAAACCCAGCTGGGCGTTGACCAGGAAGTCTGTCCCGATGGTCAACGTCTTGGCGAGGAACACATTGAGGGCGGCGTTCACATCTGTCTGGCTGAAGTTGAGGTTGCCTGTGTCAAGGCTGACCTCAACGACTCCCGCCGCCAGTGAGGCCGGGGCCGTGAAGGCTCCGTCGTTGACCACCTGTACAGGCTCAAACGGCGTGCCCGTTTTGCCAAACCTGAGCCGAATCGAGCCTATCGTTGTGAGGTCGACGACCAGTCTTGGGGCGTTCGCCGTCACACCAAGAGACGAGAGTCTTTCGACCCGCGTGTTGGGGTCAAGCGCTGGGACCTCGCGGAAGAAGCGGTCAGCCAGGATCTCATTGCCCCGAACGATCTCGTAGGCGATGTTCGACGCCACGGCTCCAGCGATGTCCGTTGTGAGCGAGGTCGTGCCCACCGTGTCGATGTTGTAGACCCCCGCCGCAGCCCCAGCTGCCACCACCAAGTAATCACCGGCCACAACTCCCGCCGCAGTGAAGTTCTGGCCAGCATCCGTGAAGGTGGTGGTCCCAGAAAACGAGCCAAGCGAACCTGAGGTGACGAACAAGCCGTCGGTTTCGGTGAGCGTGATGAGTCCGGCATCCAGGTTGGTGACGACATCGAAGTCGCGGCCGGAAATAGTCGCGGGCAGGGTTGTGTAGGTGGCCGATCCTGGCGGGTCCTCCAGTTCGAGAACAAGAGCCGACGCAAACAGTCCTGGATCAGGAAGCTGGACAGAGCTGTACGCCACCCGAGTTGATTGGGTCACCACCACATCTTCTCGGCGGCGAGCCACTTTGATGGTCGCTGCGTCGTAATCGATGACGTACCCAAGGCCCGCTGGGGGAGCGGGCACATCGAGTCGAGGGAGCGGGTCAAGAAGGAGGGTGCCCGTCCCCTGCTTGACTCGCACCACAATGGGCCGTGAGTCCACAGGCACAGCCGGGAGAGTGAAGAACGGAGCCCCGATGAGAGGGTCGGCCAGAGTCGCGTCAGTAGACTCGTAGAAGGCGCTGATGTCCTTGAGCGTCGAGTCGAGGTCCCCAGGGTCAACCGGTGTACGGAAGAACCGCACGGCCATCCCCCGTTCGATAGCCAAGTCGGGGAACACCGCTGTGACGGACTGGGCTCCGTAGATAGCCTTGTCGGCGAGCGAGAACTGCACAGCGTTGTCGCTGCGACGGATTTCCACTTGGCCCCGCTTGCCGAAGAGGCTGAAAGCGTCCACGAAGATCGTTTGAAGGAAGGTGACGACCCCAGGGATCGTGAAGAACACGTCGCTGTCTTCATCCGGGAGGAATGACAGCGTACCTGGAACAAGGATTGTCCCCAAGCCCTCCGTGCTCACCTGGACATCGAATCCAAAGGTTACACCATCGTAGTAGATGGCTACCCCCGTGTTTGACGAGACATCGGTCGGGTTGAACTTGAGGCGGCCAGTCGCGAGAGACCACTCGACTGTGCCTGCCGTGGGACTGCCTGAGAAGGCTCCGTCAGTAGCCACCTCTACCGGAGTGAGATACTCGGCGAATCCGATGCGGATGAGAGGATTCTGTCCCGTGGCTGGGATCGGGTTGAGCAAGAGGACGTTGTCAATGACCCCAAGGTTGGCGTCCGACTCGTCAGGTGTGAAGAAGCTCTGGCGTTGGAAGCGTACGTCCTGGCTCAGGAAGGATGTGATGTCGGCCGGGTTCCAGTTGAAGTTGCCCGTCTCCTGGGACATCTCGACGGTCCCGGCACCAGGCGACCCGAAGTTCACATCCGCTGCGACGAGGGTGACCGGGAAGGCGGTCCCTGAATCGGTGCCGATCGATACACGGAGCGGATAGGAGCCGGTGTCTGTGGAGAGCGGTGGAGCACCTGAGAGCCGGACAGTGTTGGCGTCAGCCTCCATGGTGCCGGCGACCTCGATGGGAGCACCTGGGAGCGTCTTGAATCGTTGGTTCCGACCGTCGTAGCCAAACCGATTGATGACCTCGTTTTTGGTCCAGCAGAAGCTGGGAGTGTCTGAGGTCGAGGTGGTGTTGAACTTCCCGTCCCGGAGAACGAAGACGTGGTACTCCGTCCGCGGCTCAGTTTCTGCCGTCGGGTAAGCCGCATCAAACGCACCCTGGCTGGTGACAACGATGTTTGGTGTGGAGGAGAACGGCGAGTTGGCCTGACCAACCCGGATCGGCTCCAACACGTAGCCGCTGATTGAGAGCCCCATGATTGGACCCTTAGAAGGCTAGTTCGAGGGCCCAGGAGGGGACGCGAAGACGAAAAGATCGGCCCAGCACCCGAAGGTGGAGGTAGTCACGAACCCTTCCGGGCACTAGCTCGGTGAAGTTACCGTCTTCGCCGCGGATGGGCGTGACAGGCCTCACGGACTCGAAGCCAATGATTCTCGGCATTTGGATCTCCATTTCATATTATGTTGCCAACCCCAGCACCAGCACCGCCAGCGGGTGAGGCCGACCCTACAATGGGGATTGGAATCAGTAGACTCGCGAAAACAATGTCGAGAGCCTGCCCGATGGCCAAGGCGAGCTGGTCGGTGGACTGGCCCTTCATCCCCGCCGCCTTGAACCCAGCGATGAAGATCGGACCAGCCGGCGGAGCGATGAACTTCGCCACCCCGGAACCCACTCCGATACCTGGGTGGGTCGTTTTGACGAGAGCTTGGAGGTAGGCCAGTACCAAGCCGTTGCTAAGTCCAGCAATGAGCAGGGGCGCCATGATGCCTAGCAGCCCGAAGGAGGCGAACCCTCCTGTCATGGCGCCTAGCATGGCTGGGGGCGGGATAACGACAGGAACGGGCCCTCCAGAGCCAACACCAAGCGATCCGGCATCGATCGTCGCCACGACAATCTGGGGAGTCCACTGAACCACCCCGTTGGCAACCCCAGACGCCAGCTGAGGTACGCCTGTCCCCAGGTTGGCAGTAGCTATGAGGTTTGGGAGAACAGCTCCCACGACTCCAGGGACAGTAACGGGCATCAGTTCGAAAGGACCGTCAAAGATCCTAGAAGTGGGAGGCCTGTGATGTAGTCGAGGGTTGGGGTCCCCGGCGGCATCGCCGGGATCCCTCGTACCACACCCAGGACTGCCGAGGGGCCTCCCAGAAGGATGAGCGGAGCGATGACTGCACAAGTGGCCGCGGCGGTCAGGGTCAAAGCTGCGCCGGCTGTGATGGCGATGGCTCCGCCACCCGCGGTGAGAGCTAGGGCTCCAGCTCCTGTGGAGAGCGTCACCGCTCCCGAGGCCGTCGTTGCAGCCAGGGCACCTGTCCCCACCGTGATGTTGAAAGCGCCAGCCGGGTTACTGAAGGCGGTGGCTCCAGCAGCCACTGTGTACGACAGAGCGCCAGCCGCCAGCGTAGTTGCCATGGCGCCGGCAAGGATGGTCTTGACCTCACCGCCAGCCACGATGGTCGAGATGACTGCCAGGGCATACTGAAGCTGGCTCTTACCTGAGATCATCTCGTTCTTCTCGCCAGCATTGAGCGTGTAGCCCTGGAAGGCGTTGGTCGAGATGGAGTCACACCGCATGGCGACCTGACCTGAAACGAAAGTGTCCTTGCGGCCCTGGATGGTCTTCCGCTCCGCTCCGGTCACGACCTTCTCGTCTACCCCTTTGATCTCCACGCTTCGGGAGACGTCGTCCTCGTTGGGGTTGCCCTCATAGAGCGACTTCGTGGCAGAGCTGAACTTGAGGGTGAGGGCGTTGCCCTGGGCGTCTCGTCCCACATTGAGGTGAACGCCGCCGGCACATGTGATGTGAGCCGAGATGTTGTCCGGGGAGGACGCCCCGATGAATGCCTTGAGGGCCCCTTCGAGGTTCATCTCCGCCGAAATATGGCTCGACTGTTGCTCCTCGACAGTGCTCTGCGGGATGTTGAGCAAGAGCTTACCCTGCTTGGTCACCGCGGCCACGAAGTTCTGGTTGCTGACCTGGGCCGCGGGCCGGATGCGGAGCATGGCAGCGGCGGCCGAGGTGTCCTTCTCGTTGTCGGTCCCAACAGGATTCCGGTTGACCTCGTTGAGCGTGAAGCTCCCAGGGGTCAGCTGCTGGAAGTCCTTGAACAGCAACGGCTTGAGGATCTTGCCGTACTGGCGCTGCCCCGCGTTGGAGTTCATATCGTTGCCGACGACGGTTCCAAGAACACGCTCGATGTACACGGGTCGGCGGTCGCTCACAGCCGTGAACCCGTCGACTTCTTCCAGGACCTCTTGGGTTAGGTCGCTGGTGTAGAACATCTCGAACCGGTCCTCAGTGAACGCATAGGACGGGTCTTCAGGGTCGAGGTTGAGCTTGCCTCCTCGAACGGTGGGCGGGTAGTGAGCCCGACGCCCATTGGGCAACACCGCCGCTGGGAAGTTGGTGAAGTTGTTGAACAGGTCAGAGGCCACTCCCGAGCTGTTGGCAAACTTCAGGGCACTGCCCTGCACGCCAGGGCCAGCCGCTTGTAGCTCGTCGGTGCCGAAGTACGTCAGCGGGTCGGTGTTGTTCGTGAGCTGCGTTCGAAGCTGCTTAGCCTCCGTGTCGGAGAAGAGGTCGTCAGGAAGGTAGAAGGCTGTTCGACGAATCGGTCCAGCGATACGCCGCACCCCAGACTGAGCTTCGAACTTGTGGATGGATGACATCACCACGGATCGCTCATCGTCCCGTAGCTCAAAGCAGTCTCCTGCTCGGTTGGTCATCGTGACATCGCGACTGAGGATGAACTCAGCGCCGGCTGCGGACATGCCACCGACATCCCCACACTTGAGCATCAACCGTTTGAAGCGGCGGACCCCTCCAAGAATGCTTTGCGCCTCAGCCTTGTCAGCGGGATCTAGCTCGTTGAGGTCGATCGGACTCCAGGGGTCAAACCGGGCACCTGTCTTGTTCACCATGGGGAGGTACCCAAGGATGACCGCCTCCGAGAGCTGCTTCTGCGTCCGGCGGTAGCCGACGATGACGAGCGATCCGGCTTCAGGGCAACCGCCCCAAAAGCTTCGGGGCCCGTACATCCCTTGGGTCAGGTCGATCTCAAAACGGTCCCCGCCGCCCGTGATGATCTTGATGTCGGCCTTCATGTTGATCTCGTCGATACGCACGAGGAGACCGATCTTCAGGCCCATCAAATCGCCGGTGTCGACGAAATCTTTGCCCCGTACCTTACCGGAGGGCAACCGAGGGTGTTGCTTGAGCTTCATCAAGGAGCCGTTGGGTACTTGTTGTTGTGGGCGTTGAGGTCCTGCTGGGCCTTGAGAAGGTCCTGCTTGACCTTGTCCAGCTCCTCCTTGCAAGACTTCAGCTGGGTGCTGACGCTTGGCACGTCAGGATCGAGCAGGTTGAGTTGGGCAGTGACCGAGATTTGCTGACCGAACTCGTCGAAGGATCTCTCCAACCTCTCGCACTCCTCGACGAGTTCGCCGAGCTTCTTCTTGAGCCGCTTGATATCCTCCTCAAGCCGGGTCCGTTCAGTGTTGGCCTTGAGCTTGTCGCTGAACTCGTTCCACGACTTCTCGATGTCGTCGATCGCCTGAGCCCCCGCCTTGGCAATCGCCCCAGGATCACCACCAAGAGCACGACCACCCACAGAGAAGGGAGGCTCGAATCCTCCAGTGCTCTCAACCCCAAACCGGACAGCTTGGACGTCGACCGCCGGAACGTTTAGTAGTTCACCACGGAGAGCTTGCTCATATCCTTGGTGGGACGAGTCGAGCGCTTCGTAGAGGTTCACAAGGAACCCGTCGACCCTTGCAAGTGTGTCCGCAGTTGTGAGGACCGCGTCCGTGATGGGGCCACCATCGGCAACGGCCTGGTTCACAGCGACTCCCGCCTCGTCCGTAGCGACCCCCGACTCGTGCTTTGCGATATCAACGGCCTGAGAAACGAAGGCCTCCTCCGAAATAACACCTCCCGTCTTGTTGCCATCCTTGTCCACGAGGTCCAAGTTGCCCGTTTGAACATCAAGTGCATATTGCGCTTTGGCTAGTTCGGTAGCCTTCTCGACGAGTGCCGCGTTAGCCGCGACCTCCTCAGGGCCTGGGCCTTGGGGTGCCAAGTTGGTGTTCACCGCCCCCGATGCGCTGAGCGTTTTGACCTGGTAGCCGACGTTGATGAACGCCAGATCCGCTCGACCTAGGACACAAGCACAGTCCGAGTTCACCGATAGTTCCCCGTCACGGACCTGCATCTCAGCAAGCGTGAGAGCACGCGAGAGCTGGGACGCTTCCACGTCCGCGATCACAGTGGAGTTGGTCGACCCTGCTTGTTCAGGGGACCCCAAGGGTGCTGTGTCTACGAAGTTGGTGCCGTCGTTTTTGAACTCCGGCTTCCCCGTCTCAGGGTTCCACACCGCCGCTGTTTGAAGATCCTCAGGAGAGAGCCTGGTCACAGCCTCCGCAGGATTGGGGTAGTCCGACGAGGTGGTCCCAAGCCCCGCCGACTGTGCCTGGAGCGTGTCGAACAGCTCCCCGGAAAGCGTGAGTTGGGGAGACACTTGGGCTCGCGAGTTGTCCTTGTTGTCCTCTGCATTGAGAACGAGAGAGCCGTCTCGAAGTCCGACGCCGCGACCGTACTTGAAGTGTCCGATGACCTCAAAGCCTCGCTCATCGGAGACCGGTCGCATCATTCCAGTGTTGCCCGAAAACTGCTTCTGGAGGGCTTCTTCGGGGCCGAGGCCCTCATAAGTGATGTTCTTCGCCGGCAACAAGATGAACTCACGGATCACCTGACTCTCGTCGTGCAAGTACACGTAGACACCCGCGGAATTGAGTCCGTAGTTGTAGCGGTTGTTCATGTACTTTTCACGAACCGCGTCATCAGTCTGGGCCGTGTGATAGATGTTGTTGAGCTTCGCAATGTCTTTGCGATGCTCATCGTCGGCGTTCTTGTGGAGTGACTTCACAGCACCGCTACGGGCGCCCTTGTTACCCCCCTTTTGTCCGGCCAGAGCTGAAAGGTCGTCAGCCGTCGGAACAAAGGGCCTGGTATAGGCCATGATCACGTTGGGGTACCCCACAACGCGACCTGTCTTTGGATGCCGCACCACAATCGGAGCGTAGGGGTTATCCTTAGGATCACCTGAGGGTGGGGCATTGACCGGAGGAAGCTGAGCCGCGTCACCAACACTGGCACTGAACGTTCCGCCAGCCGCGAGCTGCTTGGAGGTCAGCAGCTTAATCTTTGGATCAAGCGTCGATGTTACGGGAGTTGCTGCCGCGGCCTTCGGACCCTTGTAACCAGTGAGCTTGATGCGTCCGATCCCCTTGGGAGCTACAAACTTGCTCCGCTTGGCTGTCAAAGCCAGAGAGGTTGTAGCCCGGCCGCCGTACGTGAGGTTGTGACTGATCCCTGCGATGTACCAAATCTGGTCTTTGGGAGCGAGGTAGATGGGGAACCCGAGTCGTAGTTCAGGCCGCATCGGGATGTTGACCGTCCCTCGATGCCGCTTGCTGTTGTAGCAGTCTAGGAGGTCGAGCCCTGTGTAGAACATGTAGATCGGAGCACCCAAGAACTCCGAGTTGTAGGTCTGCGTTCGCCAGCCGTACTTACGAAGCAGGTGGTAGTCCGTGACGCTCGTGAAGGGGGT